GTTATTTCCGTTTAAGTGGGAAATAGTCCCACCTCCACCTGGATGTCTCCAGGAGTCCTACTTAACTGTAGGGAACCCTACCGATCTTATAATCAAGACGTGGATTTCGGGGTAAAACATACCCAGAATTCCACATTTGACCATAGACGGCTGACGCCAGGGTTACAGCAGGTGCAAAACGGTCCCATCTAACCGCAAGGTCAGGATGAGGCTGTAAACACTTGACGTACCTGATCCCATGCCTCCATTTGGTTACCCATTTGGATGAGTCTTCGTCATGGATGACAATATCGCCAAGGCCACTCGGGCCACGGAGACGACGGAACTCAAGGGGAATACCCTCGAGAACTGAATGCCATCCAGAACGTAGACAGAGCCAGCGACCTAAATGTGCAGAAACTGCGCGTTTAAGACCGTTGGCAAAGGCCATTCGGGAAAAGGGCTGATCAGGATCATCTTTTAGATAGAAAGGGCGAACCCCAACACCATCAAAGAAGTCACCACCACAGCTCTCTCGGAAGAGACCTGAATCGAAAGATTTCGATTCATTCACCTCCAGACCGAAGAAGCCTAGCATAGAAATCACATCCTTTGAATGCCTCGTTGGTAAAATGAGATCGTCGCCAAAAGCGAAGACCTCGAAACCTATCGAGTCGTAACCTGAGATAGAACCGATCAACGCAAGGAAGATCAGTGTCTCAAGCTCAAAGGTGAAACCATTACCCATAGAAGAAAACTTCTCAAGGAGGTAGAATTGCCCCTTGAAAAGCGTCTTCTTGGACCGGAGCGAGTCTAAGACTCGGTACCAGTTCGAGGGAAGTAGAAGTTTTACCAAATTTCTACTAATGGTATCGCTGGCATTTTTCAAGTCTAAAGTAGCAAGATCACCTCTGCGTGAGGCATGCCGAGCGAGAGCTCGGTGTAAATCTTGCCCCTCGTTGAGGTTAATACCCCAACGGCGAAGTCGAGACCTTATCACCTTACCATAGGCAAGTTGATAGAAGACGTTGATACTAGGTTCCACAGCTATGCCGCGGAATTTCGTAGCGTCTTTCGGGACGGTCATGAACCGGTTCCCAGGAACAGACTTCGGCGACTTCCCAATGTCGCAGCAGGCAGAAGCCCACAGCGTGCCACTCCAAGGAAAAAGGAATGGCCAAGCATCGGGGGTAAAAGCGGGTTCATTAGACATTTTATCGGGCACTGAAGTCAGTGCGCCACGGTCGCTAAAAGTCGCACCAGGCCCAAACCTGCCCTCAACGAGGTCAGGACAGGGACCGAGAATATCGGCAATAATTTTCCGTGCACGAAGAATTACGTCGTACACGCCACCTTGACAATGGGGATCTTTTAGATCCTCAATGAAGGGGTAAAGCCGAACATTCGTGCGAAAGCAACTACGCTCGCAGAGAAGAAAATTGGCTTCAGCGACGGCCTTGCGGTCGAAGCTAGTGGGCAAAGGCTCGTACTTCTTTAGAAGACACGAAGCCTGAGCATCACGCCAATAATCCTCAGCAACGAGGTAGTTACTCGGATCAACATCCAAAGTGGCAAGTTGATCCCACTCCCCGTACTTCAACAGCATCGCAGCTGTCAAGGAACGGGGGCTAGCGATTCCCTCGAAGATATCGAGGGAAACCTTCTTCACAAATTGTGAAAGCAAGGCAGTTCTCCAGATTGAGAAACCAGAAACCAGCGTCGAGACGACGCCAACGAGAAGCAACGACGATTAGGTCGGAGCGTAACCGTTGACGATCGTACCGGTGAACTGGGCGAGATTCGTCATCAGCTTGGGAAGCTGAGCGGCGAATTCCTGGACGTCCGTCGACGTGATGTTCTGAGGGACAGCAAAGCTGGCGCTCATGGTCATCACAGAACGGACCTCAGTCTGACCGGTGGCAGTATTCGTGTAGACGCTCGGAAAAGTACCCGAGACATCCACGCGACGAACAGTGCCTGCCTGGTTCGAGCGCGTCGTGACAGAGATGGTGGGCTTTTGGCCCACCGTCCCTGCCGCGGTGCTCAAACGCCAAACAGCAGGCGACTTGTCGCCACCAGAACCCGTGACAGCACTCCAAACAGAGTCCGTGACACCGTCGTACTTTTTGACGGTGATGTCAGTGATAGCGGTCATGTAACCGTTTCCTCGGAAGATGAACTAACGAATGTGGTTCATCTGTTGGACCAACAGCGAAATTGCTGTGGCCCCCCGTGTTGGAGAAATCGCTTTAGGAAGCGAAAACTTAAACACGGGACTGACGATACCGGCGGTTCTAGTCATCGACACGTACTTAACTGAATAGGTCTCTTGTTTAAAGAGAAAACTATCAGAAAGTCCGCGGCGAGTAAAACCGTAGTTTCGTACAGTTGTGCTCAGGACAGAAGTGCTACCATTATGAAGCTGATAGCCCCAAAAGTCAGTCATAGCCGAAAGGCATTGACCAACATTTGAGAACCAATCAGCAACAAATGAGAACGGCACTGCCTCCCAGGCAACAGACAGGGGATTCACAAACCCCATCTGATTCGCAATAGCAACGTTTGGGTTCTCGACACCGACCATCCCTCGCATAACGGCACCACCAGACCAATTAAGGCTGTCGTGGACGTCGTCATAGTAGGGCCAGTTAATGCCAGAACCCGAAGTGCTATAAGAGTTGCCGGAGAAACCGGCTCCAGTCTTCTGACGAACCAACGAGGTACTGGATTTCCCAGTACCCTGAAGGATGTCAATAGAGGAGCCGATATCCTGGACCAAGGGGACCCAACCGAAGTGAAGTTCGAGCCAACGATCAGCAGCCTGCTTAGCACGCCGCTTGATCTTATTAGCTCCCTTCGCATCGATAGAGACACCGAGGGCCTTTGCGGCACCCGCTACATCCCCACGTCTGATGGCGTGAATCGAGCTGGCGATTGAGGACACGTGACTAAGAATCTGACCAACTGACTGACCCGCCTCAAGAATGTTATTAGCATTCTGAGCCGTGTCCTTCATTTGGTCAATAAACTTAGCATATGCCTTATTGCTAGCGCGCTGCGCGTCACCAGAGGCTGCATCCTGCATGCCAACGGCAAGAAGGTCGCAACCGATGGGGTCGTTGGTAGCGTAGTAATGGTTAGGGTCATTAACGGCCCCTTCCAAACGACGGCTATCCCAGAAGAGGGTCTGCGAAAAGTGCATGTCAAAGTCAAGAGGAGAAGGGTAATGACCCTTCACTCTCTTTTGACAGTTCCAATATCGCTGACCAAACTTCTGCCTCACATTGACGGGATACCCGGAGGTAAGCTCTTCAATGGTCTTGAAACGAGAGTAGGTAGTCATAGGTCACCAAGTGACAGAAGCGGTTGCGAACCGCACTACGACCTCTGCCGACGCTGAAATATCAGGGTTAGCAGATATGCCTTGAATCCAGGTAACAAGGTCCTTAAGGACCTCGATTATGAGACCCAAAAGGAGTAGAACTTCTTTTGTGTCCATACTCGGTAGCGATAACGCTAATAGTTACAAAGGATCAAGAAGGGCCTAGTTCCCTTGCTAAAGGGGACTAACCGCCACCAAAAGGATCGGAGTAAGAGATTACCACCGACCAGCTGATTGCAGTCAAAGCTCATAAGCAATGATTAAGCAAAAGGCTCAGAAAGGAAC